TGGTGGAAATTCGTATTTATATAATAATACTGGTTATGGCTCTAGTATTACGAACAGGTCGCTGGTTGGGATAGACTATGTTAATTTTTCTACTAATGTAGATATTCGTTCTAATATCATGGCTAACTTCCCAATAGACATAGATACTGGCTGGACAATTTCGCCCACAACTAATGCCACAAGTGATAGCTCTGGTCAAATAACCGGCATTACTCCTTCCGATCATTTTGTTTCGACGGTAGCTGGAAGCGAGGACTTACATCTGCTCGAAACATCTTCTTTAATCGGGTCTGGTCAGATTCTTTCTTCTGAGTACTCTATTGATATTGATGGTGTTGATAGAATAGCTCGTGGCACGGCTTGGGATATCGGTGCGGATCAAGCACCCGGAACCGTAACAAAAAGTATTGGTACGTCTGGCCGCGATTACTCCACTATCACGGCTTGGGAAGCGGCTTTGGATAGTAATATTTATCAGTCTGATGATGATGTAGTGGGTGAGTGTTATAACGATAGCACCTTTGTAGAGGGTTTTACTATAGACGGGGGGTCAACAGTTGGTCTGAATTCAATCTTGCTCATTCCAGCAACGGGCGAGCGTCACGATGGCACTGCGGATACTGGCGTTAAAGTACAAACCCTTTCCTATGGTGGTGGTAATGATAAGTATATTTTGGGTTCAACAACACCAACACTAGAGTTGAGATATATAGAAATAGAGCGAAACGTACATTCAGAACAAGTAGTGGTTAATCTTAGTAGTGATAATGTTTTTAATGCTGGTATAATACGGACATCCACTGGGGCACCAAATAGAGATATGGTAAGTATTGGATTTAGTAGAGGGTATTTATACAACTCTATACTATACGGCGTTACTGGACAAGGTGTTAGTATGCAACCTTTGTATGGTGCGACTCCAGAGATTATCAACAATACAATTGTTTCTCCAAATTCATATTGTTTATACGTTCGCGATAGAGCTAATGGTCAAGCCTACGCAAAGATTAAAAACAATATATTAATAGCGAATGGTACGGCTGTTGCCGTTGATCCCGGAGACACTGTTCCAACGTCATTCCCCGATTACGCAAACAATATAACTAACTATTCTAGTTTTCCTAATGGTTTAGCAAGTCTGTCGGACCATATTACAGACATAGATGAAACTCAGCAGTTTGTTTCTACTGTTTCTGGATCTGAGGATTATCATTTAGCTTCTACTTCTGATGCTATTGGGGCTGGTGAAGACATTGTAGCGACAAAATCTTCTACCACTAATTCTTATTACTTAGAAAACACGCAGTATGACATTGATGGTGTTGATCGCGATGCCCGTGGTGCTGCGTGGGATATCGGTGCGGATCAAGCGGCTGGCATAGTTACAAAAAGTATCGGCACAAGTTCTAGGGACTACTCAACAATTCAAGCATGGGAAGCTGACTTAGATTCTGCGGGTTATCAATATCAAGATGATGCTGTTGGCGAGTGTTACGATGATAGCGTCTTCACAGACAACAATATAATTATAAATGGTGGTGGTACTGTAGGATTAAACTCTGTAACATTATCTGTAAACTCTGCCTCTAGGCATGATGGAACTGCTGGAACCGGTGCCACTATTCAATGCTATACTGGACCAGCTTTGTCTATATCAAACACTACGGCAGAATATCTAACGATAAATTTTGTTGGAGCAGGTAACTATCCTCATTCAACGGGATTAAGTCATACATTTGGCATTAGCAATACTTATATTAGAAATAATGTAGTTTATGGGGATTTGGCTTACAGAAACAGTACAAATGCGGCTGGTCCGGGAATTTCTAATCAAGGGTCTAACTGTGTCACGATCAATAATATTATTTACAATATAGAAAACACAAACCCAAGCTCAACTGGCGGTACAGGACTTTACAATCATTATAATAACAATAAAGAAATATATAATAATACAATCTATAGATGTGGCGTTGGTTATACTGATACAAGAAGAGGAACCTCTACTTCAAAAAACAACATTTCTACTGGCTCTACTAGAGGTCTTGACTTTTCACTGATAACTAGTTATAACTCTACCCTAACTGCTAGTAACAACCTGTCGTCAGATGACAGTGCGGACGACGCTGGAGGAACCGGTCATATAATAAACAAAGCCGCCGCCAACCAATTTGTAAGCACGGTATCGGGTTCCGAAGACCTACACCTCCAAAACGGGGCCGACGCTATAGGTGCGGGCGTCGATTTGGGTTCTTCTCCCGCTGGCGTGCAGTACGACATTGACGGAGTAGATCGCGATGCTCGCGGTACGACTTGGGATATCGGGGCGGATCAAGCCGCTGGTGTTGTGGTAAAAACCATTGGCTCTGCCGGTCGGGATTACTCAACTATCACTGCTTGGGAGGCTGCCCTAGACGATACTAGCATTTACCAGTCTAGTGACGATGCCGTGGGCGAGTGTTACAATGATAGCGATTTTGATGAATCGCCCACTATAGATGGTGGTGCAACAGTGGCACTCAACTCAAGAACGATCAAGGTTGCGGACGGAGAAAAGCACGATGGAACTGTTGGAACCGGAGTTCGTCTATTGAACTCTACAAGTGCATCTACATTATTTTCAACACAGCCATTTGCTAACGGGTTTGTCACTAGAATTTCTGGACTCGAAGTAGATAATAATGCAAGATCTACTGTTAGCTATTCAGCTATTAAAAGCATTAGCCCAATTAGGGCAGATGTGGTTATAGATAATTGTATCTCACATAATACAACAGGTAATGCAAACGTTAGGGGTTTTGAGATTACTAATAGTTGGTATAACGATGTGTCTATAAATAATTGTATAGCTTATAACATCGGTGTTACTCACGGCGGAAGTTCTGTCGCTACTGGTTTTTGGGCAAAGGGATCACGAATGGATATATTGAATTGCGTTGCTTACAAGATAACAAGCACAGTAAATGCGTACGGGAGAGGTTATCAAGTAGCCGGTTCTAACTTTAGTGGTGGGCATGAATTAAAAAATTCTATATCAATGGGGTGCGAGGTAGACATAGTTGGATTTAACGCTAACGGCCATACAAATACAAACTGTTTGACTTCCGACGCGACCGCAGACGGAACGGGCGGAATTATCAATAAAACTGCGAGCGATCAATTTGTTTCAACCGTTGCTGGCTCGGAAGATTTACATTTACTAAAAACTGCCGACGCTGTTGGTGCTGGTGCAGACCTTTCTAGTTACACCACGACTTCTGACGGTAATGACACTTTTTCTGCCATAGATGTTAACGGTAGTAATCGTGCTGCATTTACTGGAAACTCTTGGGACATTGGTGCTCATCAATACGCCCTCACTGCCAGTATCGGAACGTCCTCTCGTGACTACAGCACTATCTCGGCTTGGGAGGCGGACCTAGACAATACTGCTAAATATGGGAACGGTTCAAATGCTGTTGGTGAATGTTATGATGACAGCAATTTTTCAGAACTGTTTACTATTAATGGAGGAACTACAATAGGGCTGGATTCCGTATTATTAACTCCCGCTACTGGTGAAAAGCATGATGGCACATCCGATACCGGTGTAATCGTTGTGAGTCCGTCATACAATGCAAAATGGTCTATTAATAGCACGATTCCGACAGAATTAAGACATATGGAATTAAAGCGATTGCATCACGCAGAAAATGGTACAACTTTGACTGTGGTTGGCAACAGTCGTGCCATATTTAATGGCGGCATTTTAACTTCTGTGGGGACAACTTCTAGAAGTGCCATAGGTACAGGATATGGTGAAGGCGGAATATATAATTCAATTATTTACGGAGACAGCGTGCTCAACGGTTTTGAATTTACTAATAAATACGGAGGTCGAGCAGAATTTGTAAACAATACGGTTGTTTGTAGTTCTACGTCTACTAGCTCTTCATGTATATTTGCAAGAGATTACAATGATAGATATGGTCATTCCGCCGTTGCATTTATTAAGAATAATTTATTGATAGTTGATGGTGCCGGTGTTGCAATAAATTATGACAACGGTCAGACTCAAACATCTTTCCCTGATTACGTTAGCAATATGACCAACTATTCTAGTTTTCCAACTGGTTTAGCTAATTTATCAGATCATATAACTGGCATAGATAAAACAAAACAATTTGTTTCTATGGTTTCCGGTAGTGAAGATTTACATCTAGTTATGGGGTCGGATGCACTAAATGTTGGTGCAGATCTTGGAAATACGCCAGAGGGAGTTCAATACGATATAGACGGATACGATAGGACCGCAAGCATTACTTGGGATATTGGTGCAGATGAAGCTCACGAAATCGACGGAGAGTTTGGATACAAAGGTTTCTTGAGTTACCTAAATAGAACCACCCTTCGGGCTGGATAATTTATTTTATAATTACGACCCCAAAACATAAAAATTTGGGTATAACTATTTAGAATAAAGAAAATTTTATCGCTACCCTGTATAGCCTAGAGAGAAAAAAATGACATGTTCGGAAGAAGAACTACATTATAATGATGTTGGAACTGTATTTTTAGTAACCATGAACGATTGTGTTTCTGGGACTTCTACCGTTCTAGACATATCGTCGGCTTCTTCTTTACAGCTTATTTTTAAATCTCCTTCTGGAGTTTCATCAACAAAAAATGCGGTTCTGGATTCAGATGGAACTGATGGAAAAATGAAGTATACCAGCGTAGGGGGAGATCTAAACGAAATAGGAACTTGGAGAATTCAGGCAAAAGTAGAAATTGGCGGTGGAGTTTTTAGATCAAATGTAGATACGTTCAAAGTATACGAAAACCTATAGGGTAATAATATGTCGTGGCAAGTAGATATGGTTTTAATGTTTAGGTCGGTGATAGGCGACTTAGATGGAACAAAGTATACAGACGAAAGATTAAAACAGGTTTTGGTTGTTGGGGCGTACAACGTGCAAAACGATGCAGATTTTCCGAATACCTATACAGTCAACGTGGGCGGCGTTTCTATTTCGCCAGATCCTATAATTCAAAAGGATACAGATTTCGCAATACTGACGGTTTATAAGAGCGCCTGTATACTAATAGGAAGCGAAGCAAAAACAGAATCCGCGAACGCTATCTCTATTAAAGATGGTCCATCAGCAATTGACCTTAGAGGTGTGAGTAATAGTCTTATGTTATTGCACAAAGATATTTGCTCTAAGTATGAAGAAATATTAAACAAATACAGATACGAGTCTGGCAACGGTGATGGAACCTCTGTTGGCGCTGCCATTCTTAGTCCATACAGTCCCGGTGGATGGGGTGTAAGTCAAAACCGTTATGATATCGGCGGATACTTTAATTAAAATTTTGGAGAAAAAATAAATGACTACGCAAAAGATAGTTTCTGGTAACGGTTTTAACGAGGGTGGTGCCGTTATAAGCAGTACTGGTTCTGGCGTTTTTGCCTCACTTTCAAGCGATGCGCTGGTAAGGTCGAACCTTCCTCAAGACTATAGTATGTACGGCATTGTTGAGCACGCCGTTATTTCGGCTGGTGCGGTAACACAGCTCTTACGTGCAGGAGTGCCCGGACGACAAATCGAAGTAATGAGCTACGCTTTTGTTTGCGACGATACCACCTTGGTTACATTTAAATCTGGCACTACCGCTATATCTGGAAGTTTTGCTATTGCTACGAATGGTGGTATTTCATCACCAGCAACAGATAATGAAGCTATTATGACTACTGCTATTGGTGAGGACCTTAATATTACTAATACCGTTGGAAATATTGCTGGACATATAACATATAGGATTGTCTAATGGCGATTAATATCCCAAGTAGTGTTTTTAATACTTATAACGAAGCGGTTTTGTTGTTTACAAGAACCGCTAAGTTAGTATATCCAGAGAAAAAAGAAGCCTGTCCTAATTGTTATCTTGATACTATGGGTACAAGAACTAGGTCTGTCAGCAAGTATAAAACTGGTGGACCAATTCCTTTTGAGAGAGGTATGCCTTGTCCTTATTGTGGAGGCAAGGGTTATAAAGCAATAGAGGCTACTGACGAAATTACTCTTAGGATTTATTGGGATAGAAGGTCTTTTGTTAAGGTTACTGAGAATATAGATATTCCTAATGGCGCTATTCAAACAATAGCTTATATGGCAGACCTTGACAAAATAAACAAGTGTAAGTATTTAATTCCTATATATGACGGAATAGAGAATTATGACACTGGTAGATTTGAGAAAAATGGCCCATCGTACCCGCAGGGCTTTAAGCAGAACGATACCAAGTATGTTGTTACATTCTGGAATAGAGCCAATCAATGAAATTAGTCAAAAGCAATAAACAAATAGAAAAGCTTATGGTTGAGGCGCTCGCCAGAGAGGGGCGTTATGCCCTGAAGAACGCCTCCAGAAGAATCAAGACACGGGTTAAAAATATTGTTTATGACGCTATCAATGATTGTCCTGAAATGACAGAACTTTCTGACTACAACGGTAAATTAAGACTAGACTTTGGCTTAACTAGCGATCCGACCCCCGCTATAATTAAGGGTATAGTTGATTCTGTCTTTGTTGAAGTTAGAAAAATTATTCCCTCTGGCGGTAAGCTTAAAGGTGGTATAACTATAGGTATTCAGCCAGTAGGAGCCGCAAATCTATTTAGCCTGTCTGAAGCTGTGCAGGAGATAGAGGCTGGAGGATATATACCTTGGTTGCGATGGCTTCTTTTTGAGGGCGATAGGGTAATAATTCAAGACTATGGTGTTGAATATAAACTGGGGGCTGGTAGAACTGGTGGAGCTAGAATGATCGAGGAAGCTCCCCCGTTTAGAGTTGATCCACGATACTCTGGTACCATAGAGTCAAATTTTATAACAAGGGCGCTTTATCCCTTCATACCTGCTATAAATCAAACAATTAGACAGGAGTTGACAAGATGACAGGTGGACCGCATACAAAACTTAGCAGTATAAGCAATGCCCAAGACGCAACACTTTCTAATATATTGTTAGACAACTTTATATCATTTTATGACTGGGGACTTCTGGATAAAGGTTCTTTTTACAACATAAGAATTCCTCAGTCTGGTATTTATGGCGGTGATAGACATATACTCAGATCGGTACAAGATCCAAATTATTCAAACGGATCGGTTTGGGAGGGTTATAGAAAAAATTGGGTTTGGGAAAGCGGTATTGATGGAACTACAGAACAGCCAATAAGTATATCTGGCGTATATGTAGATGGTGATTTTCTAGCTCTTGATGATGCAACCAATCCTTATTATATTGATTATCCAAATGGCAAAGTTATTTTTGAGTCTCCCCTCTCTACCTCTAGCGAGGTGAAATTAGAATATAGCCATAAATGGGTAGAAGTAGTTCCAGCCGAAGGTGTGCCTTGGTTTAGAAAAATACAACAGAGATCATTCAGAACTGAAGAAGATTTTCATGTTGCTTCTTCTGGTGGTTGGGCTTCTCTTGGTCAAACCAGAGTTCAGCTACCATGCATTGCTATAGAGGTTATTCCACCTAGAAGACTGGAGGGGTATCAGCTTGGCGGAGGACAATGGGTAAATAATGAAGTTGTATTTAATATTGTTGCAGAAAACCATTGGGAGTGTGTAAATTTGATGGATACAATTGTTTACCAAAACGACAGAACGATTCATTTGTATGAGCCTACTCAGGTTGCAATTTCGGGCGTTTCTCCATTCAATTATAGAAATGAATTGAGGGAGGGTGCAGTACCTAGTGGTCTTTATCCAAACTTAATAGAGAACTTCTATTATAGAAAGTGTTGGATAAATAATTCTAGCGCGCAGGAGATTACACAAATATCTCCAGATCTTTATATAGGTGCTGTGAGATGTTCAACCCAAGTAAAAGCCATATAATTTAAAATTTTGTGTATTATATAACAGATCTTTACCAGAGATTTTTTTTAGGAGATAACAATGGCTACTCAGCAAAGAATATTTTATGCGTGTCAGGCTGTTGCTATTGCTGAACACGGTGCTGCCACCCTCAGTAATAATAACGTTGTACACGGTATGCAGAGCGTTGGTATGTCTAGTACCTTCTCTCTTGAGCAGGTTTTTGAGTTGGGTCAAATCGAAATTTATGAAAACATCGAGAATGTTGCCGACCTAGAGGTTACTATGGAAAAGGTAATCGACGGCTATAAATTGCTTTATGATCACGTTACTCAGGGTGCATGTAAAACCGACCTTGTTGCAGCTTCAAAAACCAGATCCGATATTTATGTCGCTGTTTTTGATGACGGTTTAAGTCAGGCAACAGGTATTCCAAGAAACGTTTGTTACAATTCTGGAACATATGTTAGTTCTGTTTCTTATAACTACAGTGTTGACGGAAGCGCTACAGAGTCTGTTACTTGCGTCGGTAACGATAGATTCTGGAATGGTACAACTGCTGGCGTTATAGCTAACGCACCAGAAGATGTCTGGAATTCCAATATCGTTGGTGCTGGCTCTGCGCCAATTGATGGCGACGACGCCCCAAAGTCGGGTGTTGTTAGAAGGGTTAATGTTGACGTTGAAGGTATGGATGCTGCTGGCGGACTTCCGCTAGAAGTTAAGTCTCAGGTTGGCGATGACCCAGTTGGTCTTGGCGGAAGTTTCCACCTCCAAAGTATTTCTGTTTCAACCGACTTTGGTCAAGAGTCGATTCAGGAATTGGGACGTTTTGGACCATACACAAGATACGCTAGTTTTCCAATTGAGGTTACTTGCGATTTTGAAGTTATGGCAACCAATGGCGATTTGGTAAACGTTTCTGGAAACGCTCCAAACCTACAAAACAGAACCATTATCATTAAAGATACTGCTGGAACTGTGATTAATCTTGGAGCTAAGAATAAGCTTTCGAGCGTTAGCTATTCTGGTGGCGACACTGGCGGCGGAAACGCGACTATTACTTACTCATATAGTAACTTTAATGAGATGACTGTAGATGGCGGATCTTTGTAAGATCTGTTTAAAATAAGATTAACGGAATTAGGATGGATCAGGTTAAGATTAATAAATTATTATACAGAATAATACAGGGTCGGTTGCGTATTCCGCGATTCGATCCTGTTCTGTATATATATGAACCCTCTACCGATATAATAGAAGAATCTTACGAGGTTTACAATCAGACCTATGAAGAGTCTTACTTTAGAGGGCTATATATAAAAAAAGAACTTAAAGAAATACTTTTTGAAAATGATTTATGGTCTCCTCTAGATGATAAAGAGGCTGACAAAATTAAAGATCAGATTGATGATTTAAAAGTTGAAGCGTTTCAAAATTTCTTAAACCAAAAAAAGCTTTCCGGTATAAAGGCTAATATAAGATATATGGAAAGAACATATGAAAAAGTAAAGGGTAAATTCGTCCAATTGGACCACATATCTTGCGAGGGCGCAGCAGAGTTTGCTAGATCTATATGGGTTATATCTAAAACAATACTAGACAAAGATCGCAAACCTCAAAAAAACCCACAATACTCTCTTTATTCTTTGCTATCATTTTACAATTCTAATTTAATACCGGCACAATATTTACGAGCTATTGCAAGGTCTGATTCTTTTAGGCCCATGTGGTCTTTAGCAAAAAAGGGCAATAACTTATTTGGCGATTACTCTTACTCCTTAACTAGAGATCAGTCTGCATTATGTAGTTTTTCCGCTATGTATGATAATGTTTATGAAAGTCCAGAGCGGCCTTCGGAAAAGGTAATAAAGGATGATGATTGTTTAGACGGATGGTTTATACATGAAAATAGAAAGCATGAATCGGAAAAGAAAAAGAAACAGCTTGAGTCTATGATTAAAAATCCAAAAATAGCAAACTCTCAAGAGGTATTCTTAATGGCTCAAGATACAGATACGGCAAAAAATATTAATGATATGAATACCTCTCATGCAAAAAATATTGTTAAGTCAAGAAATGATCATATAGAAAGAGACGGAGTTGTAAAAACTACAGATTTTGCAGATGTCAAGCGAGATATATTGATGCAGTCTAGACAAGAGTCAGTAAGGCATATAAAAGGAAGATAATATGGATAATGATTTTTTGAAAAGATCTCTAGACTATAAACAGGCTAGAGAAGATAGATATAAAGAGGTGGCTCACAACGAACTCTACCAAAAATCGGTAAAGAGAATACAGACAACCATGATTGGGTCTTTATCTACTCTTGAAGAATATTTTGGTTTTTTGTGGGGTTTTGGGCAGCCAGAACAAGAGATAACAGAAGAACAAAAATACATGAAGTCTGTTTATGAAAAGGCTAGATCAAAGATATTAGATAGAGGAAACGCTCAGATGGATTCTCTAGAGTCTGATTTTGTAAAATACGAAATAACAAGAAAGAAGTTTTATATCAAGTTACCCATCAATAAGTCAGGAGAAGAAAATGACGGATAAGAATGATAACATAGTAGTCGGACTGGACAACGACGGAAACGAAGTAAAGGTTCTGGTTAAGATCCCCGGAGCTTCTGAATTTAAAGAGTCTCAAGTGGCCTACAATAAGGCTTTTAGGGAAGCTCTTGATTCTGGAGCCTTACTCAGGCAAAGGCTTACAGAGTACATGACTAACCAAGGTTTGTGGGATGAAGATAAGCAAAAACAATACGACAAAAAAATGGATGAGATTTCCAGCATGGAAGACTCTCTAAAGGGTGGAGGTATTAGACTCTCAGAAGCCAAAGATATAGCTGTACAGCTAAGGGTTAAGCGTGCAGAGTTTAGAGACCTCATTGCGGAGAGAAACGCCTTAGATGCGGCTTCCGCAGAGGGTCAGGCCGACAACGCGAGATTCGCAGCACTTGTTCGTCTTTGTGCCTTAAATCCAGAAAACAACACTAGATATTTTCAAAACGAGAAAGATTATGAAGCTCAATCTACTCAGCCTTGGGTTGTTTCTGCTGCTGAAAAGTTGGGCAATCTTCTTTATGGTTTAGACCCAGAGTATGAAAACAATCTAGTAGAAAATAAATTTCTTAAAGAGTTTGATTTTGTTAATGATGATTTAGCCTTTGTTAATGAGGATGGTCACACTATTGATTCTGAGGGTAGACTTACAAACGAAGAAGGTAGGTATGTGGCATATAAGAACGATGAAGACTATCAAAATCGAGAAAATGCTTACTATGTAAATAGAAATGGCGAAGAGGTTGTTGAGGTAGATGGTGAATGGGTTAAGGCTTCTATTGCTGAACGTAAACCATTTTTAGACGATTCTGACAAGCCAATCATCAAGGAAGAAGCGTCTGCAAAAGAACATTCTAAACCGGCTTCAAAAACTAGAAAGACCAAGGCTACAAAAAAGGACACTACTACAACTTAAATGTGTATAGGTCTTTATGAGTGGTAAGGGGGGAGACGCTCCCCCCTGTTTTCTAGACTGGAGAAAAGATGGCACAACAATTCAACTTAACGGCGCAGTTACAGCTTCAGGCACCTACCAACACAAACCAAGTAATTAATCAGATCCGTAAGCAGTTAAAGCCAATCGGTGTACAGGTTAAGATACAAAACGCAAGAAATCTATCTCAGGCTAATAGCGCATTAAGTTCTTTGAACAAAAACGCTCAAGCTTCTAAAAGATCTGTTAATGATTTAAATAGAACGCTTCAAGAGTCTGCTAGAAGATTTAGCGTTATTACGCTTGCTACTGGTAGTTTGCTAGCTTTAGCAAACGGTTTTAAAAATGCCGTGAGAGGTGCCGTTGATTTTGAAAGAGAGCTTATCAAGATTTCTCAAGTTACCGGTAGAACCACGGCTGGCCTTCAGGGGCTAACACAAGAGATAACTAGGTTGTCTACATCTTTAGGTGCTTCGTCTTCCGATTTGCTCGGTGTGGCTAAGATATTGTCTCAGGCGGGTTTTGCGGCTGCTGACACAAGAAGAGCTTTAGATATTTTGGCTAAGACTACTCTCGGTTCTACTTTTGATAATATTCAGCAAACCACAGAAGGTGCTATCGCTCTCTTGAGGCAGTTTAGCGTAGAGGCTCAAAGGTCTGGTGGCAATATTGCCTTCTTGGAGAAGAGTCTTGATGCCATTAACTCGGTTTCTAAGAGCTTTGCCGTCGAGTCTGGAGACCTTATTACCGCTATTCGTCGTGTTGGTGGTGTATTTTCTGCCGCTGGGGGTAGTGTTAACGAACTCATAGCTTTATTCACCAGCGTTCGCGCTACGACTCGTGAAAGTGCCGAAACTATCGCCACTGGTCTTCGTACCATTTTTACACGTATTCAAAGAACCGAGACTATAGATCAGCTTAAAAGGCTAAATATAGAATTATCAGACAGTAGTGGTAATTTTGTTGGAGCGTATAAAGCCGTTGAAAGACTATCTCAAGGGCTTGCCGGGCTAGATCCTAGAAGTGGTACGTTTAGCCAGATAGTTGAAGAGCTTGGTGGATTCCGTCAGGTTGGTAAGGTTATCCCGCTTATTCAACAGTTTGCCACGGCTCAAAACGCTCTTAACGTTGCTCAGAGTGCATCTGGTTCTGTTTCTCGTGATGCTATCAAGGCCCAACAGGGTCTTGGTGTTCAGATCGCAAAAGTTAGAGAACAGTTTGACGCTCTAATTCGTAAATTTTCTGATACTGCTACTTTTAACACCATTGCTACTGGGGCATTGAGGCTTGCAGAAGCCTTTATTAAGATTGCAGACTCTATGGAGAGGTTGTTACCTCTGATAGCGGCTTTTACTTTTGCAAAGCTTGGCAAGGGTCTTGCTCCTGCGGTTGGTGGCGTTTTAGGTATTGGCAGAAGGGCGGCCTCTGGAGGCTCTGTTTCTAGATTTGCTAGTGGTGGACTTGTTCCCGGATCAGGAAATAGTGATACAGTTCCAGCCATGCTTACGCCGGGCGAATTTGTAATAAAGAAGAGTAGTGTTAATAAGCTTGGCGCTGGTACTCTTGCGGCAATGAATCAAAACAGATATGCTGATGGTGGTATAGCTAGTCTAGGAAATAAACCAGCTAAGACAAGGTTTATTAATAATAAAAAAGAAATTGTTGGCATGGCTAAAGATACATATTATATGCCAAATAGCACAGATCGCGGTGTAGAGATTAGTCGGCAGTCATATCAGCAGCTTCGCGGCGGTGGTAGGGGCTGGGAGGAGTGGCTGAACAAAGAAAGTAAAAAAAATCAAGGTAGGCCAAGGGGCTTACCGAAAGGTAGGCTTAAACTAAATAGGCAGTCTGGATATCCGGTCGATTTTACCTCTGATTCTGGGCGAATATATGACGCAAAAGATCTGCGAGAGGGTTCTATATCTAATATAGAGAAGGCTAAAAAATCTTTAAATTATGCTTTTATAAAAGCTTTGGGAGGTGGCTGGAAATGGTCTGGACGACCGTCAAGCAGCCCAATCCGGTATGGTGGCCAAAGTTTTGGAACTTCAAACAAAAAACTTTCTCCTAATACAGATCAAATAAATCTACAGCCGTTAACTTTGTTATATCCAAAGATTGTTAACAAAGAGGGAAAAGCTCTAAATTTAAAAAAAGAGCAGGCAACAAGGACTCAAAGAAATAAAAACAACCAAGAAAAACCTATGGCTACAGGCGGCGGAATTTCTGGTTCTGATACGGTTCCGGCGCTTTTAACTCCCGGAGAGTTTGTTTTTAGCAAAAGTTCGGCGCAGAGCATTGGTTATAGCAACCTAAACAGAATGAATAAGCATGGTGTTCGCGGCTATGCGAGCGGAGGC